TGGGATAGTATATAGCTCGTGTTTACGTAGAGATGTATTCGTTGTTTTTGTGCCTTTGCATGATGTTAATTGTTCAGTGATTGTTACACTGGCTTCGCCTGCCACTACAAACCAGTGTTCGCTGCGGTGATGGTGGTACTGCATACTGAGCGATTTGCCCGGATGCACTGTTAGAGTCTTAACCTTTGATTCTGTGTACTCTGCTAGTACATTGTATTCGCCCCAGGCTCGTTCTGTTGTTTGTTTGTTTACATCTATCCAACGCTGTAATATGTCAGACGATGAATTTTGTTTTACTGTTCCGCCAGTGCCATAATGAAACACAACTTGCGGATCGTTAGCAAAGCGTAAAGCTTCTAGTATGTTGCCTTCATTCCTGTCGCCACCATTGTGAAAGTGTATTATGTCGTCTGGGCGTTTCTCTTTAACTTGATTGATTAAATCACACGCAGAATCATCACTGTCGTTGAAAGGGATAATTGCGCCAGTGAATCCAAAATGTCTTAATACAGTAGCACGTTCTTCCCACGTCATAAAGTAATTTCCTTTTTTACGTGTTAGCCATTCATCTGAGTTTAGTCCAACAAAATCAACAAAAGTATTAGCACTTTTTAATAATTCTATATGGCCGCTATGTATCGGGTCGAATCCACCGCTTATTACTGTAATGTCTCTGCTCATTTTTTATAACTTATGTTACTCTTGTTAATCCATTGTAAGACTAAGTCTTGTTGTCTTACGTAACCGCATTTATTAATACTGTCTTCAGCGGTGTACGGTAACAACCCCTTCTCTTTTAGCTCGATCCAACGTGTTGTACGTGGATCCATTGGCTTGTGTTCGCTTTTGTATACTATTGCATGTAACCACGGATCATCTGGATTCTTCTTAAAGAAGCCATTCTTACAATCAAATCCGTTTACTGCAAGCATGTGTATTAAGCTCACTAGTGTATGATTAAAGTACTGTGAATCTAATTGATCGTACTCTTGTTTATGATAAACTACGTTTGTAGTTTGCGGTACTACGATTGCAAGCATGCCGCCTGGTGTTAACATATCATAAAACTGTTTAAGTGTTTGCATTGGGTTAATTGCATATTGAAATGCATTGTGACACCATAGTACATCAAACTGTTCTTTAATAGTCGGAGCTAATTCAAAGTCTCGTTTCTCGTAAACAATGTTCGGAAAGTGTTTAGCTGCCGATAGTGAATCGCGAGTGTCAATCCCAACACATTTAATATCAAGTGGCACTGCTTTTTTGTTATCATCTTCTATTGTACGTGTTGCCCACCATTCTAAATCGCTACCACTGCCACACCCTATATCACATATACTATCAACACTCCACATAAAGTCTGTGTATCCTTCAAGGAGTTGCAATGTTTGCAATGAGTGGTTATGACTTTCTGTTTCCGAACTAAATGTTATTGGGTTTTGTAACATTAAACTGATATATCCTCTAATCCTGCTGCGCGTAAGCGAGCAATATGGCCTAACTGAAAGTTCTTAGATTCAAGTGCCTTCATTATGCCTAAGTACTTGTTGCGTAGTAATGCAATTTCGTTAACTAGCACTTCTGAATTAATTACTTCATCTTCTGCTTCGCTATAAATTTGTGCATCTCTACTAGATAATGCTTTTGCATATCCTTCTAAGTACTTCTTGTAGTGCTTCTTACGTACTTGCCTATGAGTTATATTCAAGTAGTTTAGTAACGCTTCGATTTCTTGTAACTGGTTGAATCTGTGTTCTGTTATGCCAGGTAATTCCTTAAGCATATTTTCAACACTCCCGCTTACAATACAGTCGCCGCGGGCTTGCTTTAATTCTGTTTCATAGTATGTAATGAAGTTAGGAATTAAAGCAAGGTTAGCAACTACTTGATTATAGCGGACCATTAGTCGTACTCGTACTCGTCTTGGTCTTGCTCGCCTTCAAACTCATCTTCGTCGATTTCTACGTACTCTTGAATAGCTAATTTCAATGCATCATCCAATGCATACGTAGCAATCTCATCTGCGTCGGCTCCGTGCTCAATGAGTACACGCAAGAAGTCTTCTGCCGCGGCTTCAACGTCACCACCAATTAAATGTGGCTTAAGTTCTTTCCATACTTGTAAATGTGTTTCTACGTCCAAGCTATTTCTCCTTAAACTTCTGTGTCGACTATTTCGTCTGCAATATCCATTACTTCATCAATGTCAAGTGCTTCTAACGCTTCAATTTCTAACGAATCGTTAAGCTCATCAACCATTGACATGTCAGCCATTAACTTATCCATTAATCCGAACTCTGCTTCTTCGCCAGTTGACTTATCAACATCTTTCATGTTAGCTTCCCACTTCTTACGGAAAGCTTTAAGCTCTGTGCCATCTTTCAGTGTGTAGATATAACTGTTGCCGGACTTTTCTAACAAGCCTTTAGCTTCTGCCATATCAAATAAGCCACTGTAAGGTGACATACCTGTCTTATAAGGAATCTTAACTTGGATGTTTTCAAATGGTTTTGCATAGCGTGTTTTCATAATCTTACAGCCTGCTCTAATACCATTTACTTGTGATACTTTATTACCGTCTTCATCTTCTTTAAGTTTCATCTTCTTCATTGCTACCACAATGGATGATGCAAAGATAAAGCCACGTCCGCCACTAATGATTTCATCAGGGTTGAACATATCTTGTGATTCGTATGTATGGTTTGTTGCTACCATGCCTACGTTATATGCGCCGAACATGTTAACAGTGTTACGAACTAGTGCTGTTAATGCTTTAGGCTTACGACCTAAGTCACCTTTCATATCACCAGCTTCAAACTGTTTAACGTCTGTTGGTGTTAGCAACATACCTAAACTATCTACTACGAAAAGAACCTTCGGGCGATCATCTTCGTTCATTTGCTTGTAGTCTTTCATAAATGTACTAATAGTTTTAGCTACGTCATCAATCATTGACATACTTAACTTAAGCAATTTGCTTTCGTCTGTGTCTACGCCTAGTGCATGTAACCATGTTTCATCAAGTGCGTTCTCGCTATCTATTAGTACTACATAGATACCTTGCTCTTGTGCATGTTTAACAATGTTACCAGATGCAATATAACTTTTACCTGCGCTGGACTCACCTGCAAATACTGTTACCTTGCCAAGTGGGATACCTTTGTTAAAGTCGTTACTGATTAAGTAGTTAAGTGCATAGTTACCTGTGCTGATCCAATCTGTTGGATCATGGAAGCCCACTGACATACCGTCAATGTTCTTTGTGATTTCTTTTCTAAATTTTGAAACGTCAAATGGTTTCGTACTCATAATTGTACTCCGTTGGAAATGATGCGGGCTGTTACACCCGCATAATCTGGCTTACGATTGGCGTGAACGAATCATTGCAAGAATATCTTGCGCTTTATCTGTTGCTGCTGGCGCTGTTGCTTCTTCAACAACTGCTTCAACCGGTGCTGCAACTTCAACTACTGTTTCCACAGGTGCTGCAACTACTGTTTCAACTGCTGGTGTGACTACAGTTTCTGCTTTAGTTTCTGTAGCAACTGGTGCCGCTGTTGTAGTTGGTGCTGTTGTAGCTGCTGGCTTATTATCGCCGCCTGTCTTAGCCATACCTTTTGGAGTGTAGTAAGAAGACCATTTAGCTGGATCGTATGGTTCGCCGTTAACTGATGCTTCAAACATTTCTTGAATAACCTTTTGAATTTCTTCAGTAGGTTTAGTTGGTAAGAAGTCTGCTAAGTTGCTTAAGCCATGTGTTTCCATAGCTGCTACTTCGTCATCAGTAAGTGCTGTTTCTTTACGCGCCCAACTTGAAGCAGTGTAGTCGCCGAAGCCACCTTTCATTTGCTTGTTGATGCGGAAGTCTAAACCACCTGTTGCGTCTGTTGGTAAGTTTTCAATCTCTGGATCCATTAAGCTGTTCTTAATAAGAGTAAAGATTTGTGGACTAATCATAAAACGACGGATTGGATTTTCTGGTGTGTCACCATTCATTGGATCGCTATGAACGAAACCTTGGAATAAGTAAGAACGTTTCTTCCAGTACTTACGACCCATGTCTTCCATTGCTGTATCTTTGAACCAAGTACGTACTTCGTCTAAGATAGTATCCTTTTCACCATACATTTCCATACATGGAACTTGTACAATAATGTTAGTACCTGCTGTAGGATCACCTACAATACCGTTGAATGGAAATTTGAACATTGCGCGTTCAACCCAAAAGTAAGGATTGTCAGTGTTGCCGTCTTCTAAAAAACGTACAATCGCGGTGTCGCCTTCATTGATATTCCAATGTGCGTATACTGGGCCTTCGCCGTCGTTTGTTCTGTTGTTTGATTTGTTGTCTTGTGCTGCTAATCGAGCACGGATGTCTGCTAAAGATGCCATAATTTTGTTTCTCCCTATGTTATGCCTTTATTTTCCCTAATACTACCGTTCCTTCGCGGATTGTGTAGCATACAGTTATTTATCTAACTGCGCGTATTTGTAAAAATTTTCGATTGTTGTATTTGGTTAAATCTTTAATTTTTATTATGCGCATATTATATAACATAGTAAGCGATCTGTCTACTGATTTTGAAGCCAAAATAAAACGGCTTTCGCCGTTTTAATAACTTCTAGAGGAAAGTTTTTATTTTTTAAGTAAATGGTTTGTTCGTTGCATCAATGCACCAAGGTCATCGCTTTCCATTGTAACGATTGGGCCGTCATGTGCTTCTTGTACTTCGACGGTATCTTCATCTAACTCTTCGTCCTTGTCACAACCTTCGTCTACAGCATCTTCAGTGACTTCATCTTCTTCAGTTACCGCTTCTTCTTTTTCCCACGGCTTCTTAGATTCTGCTTCATCTGCTTCCGCTACGTACTCTGTGAATAATTTGTTCATGTTATCTCCCGTCTGTTTATATTGTTCTGATTCTGTTACATCTTTCTTAGTTAAGTCCTTTGGAATGATGTAGTCGCATGTATCTTCGTGATCAGCTATTGCGTCAGGTGTAAACAAGTTACCGCACCATTTACATTCGCTCTTGTCAGTCTCTGCATCTTCGTTAACGTGCTTTTCAACTTCTTTATTAACGCTGGCATTAAGTTGTGCTTCATTGTCTGCGTCTAATTCTGTTTCTAATCCTTCTTCCATTGCTAAATCAAATTCAGTTTTTCCGCCAGCTGCTCTAGTCTTGGCGCGGCCTTTTGCAGCCCATTCTTCTTGT